CCGGACATATGTCGCATGAACTGGCCGTCTCCGTTGGAGCGGCAGCCTATAATGTTGCCGATCAAGCAACCGAGCTTGCGCGGATTGATGAGGAGCTGCCGTGACCGATTCTGTTCCTGAAGAGACAAATCCATGGCGCAGCAGGGCGGAGGCCGCCGAGGCTGAGCTCGATCGTGTGAAGCGGGAGTCAGATGCCAAACTTATTCAGGCGCAGTTGAAAGCAGAGGCGCTGAAGCTGGGCATGATCGACCTCGATGGGTTGAAGCTCATTGATGCTGATGATTTAGACGTGTCGGAGACCGGTGAGCTTAAGGATGTAAAGGCCGTGCTGGAAGATATGCGCGTTAAGAAGCCATGGCTATTCTCAAGAAGCGGATATTCCTCCAGCGCGCAACATGTTCCGCGTCCGACAGCACCGAAGATCAGGCATGCGAGCGAGTTGAGCCATGAAGAATGGCTGGCGGCACGGGCGGCGCTGATCAAACGCCGGTGAGCGGCAACCGCACAGGCGCGAGCTGACTCACACCAGCAAATCCTCAATGTCTCAAAAATTTTGAAAAGGTTAATATTGAATGTCGATCCAGAATTTTCCTATCGCTCTACAGCCGATTATTCAGCAGGGCTTCCTCGAACGGGAATTTGAGACCGCGTTGAAGTCCCGTTTGGGGTATCGGTTGATCGCCGACCGGGAAGAATTTTCCGTTGGGATTGGCGAGACGCTGACCAAGACCCGTGCTGGGCTGAAGCCGAGCATCACGGTACCGCTGGCGGCGGCCAGCAATACGAATCTCGATAATGGCCTCACTTCGACGAACTGGGGCGTTGAGCAATACACGATTTCATTGAATTTTTACGCGGCCACTCAAGACTTGAATATGGTGACGAGCCGCGTGGGCATTGCCAACCAATTCTTGCAGAATGCCGCGACCAACGGTGAGCAGGCGGCGCGAAGCCTTGATGAGTTGGCAAGAAACGCATTATTCGCGCCATATTTCGGTGGAAACACCCGGGTAACGGCGACGCTTTCAAGTGCTTCGGCCACCATCGAGGTTGATGATGTTCGAGGGTTTCAGATGGCCTTCTCGAATGGTGTGCAACAGGCCGTGTCGAGCGCCTATCCGCTGTTGGTGACGGTCGGCAACAACGCGTATTCGCTGATTGCCGCGAACCCGGATGCGACGAACGCATCGACCGCACCTGGCGGAATTTCCGGGCAATTGGTGTTTGCATCGGCGGTTACGGTCGCTGATGGCACGGCGGGTAACGCGGTTCAGGCGGCGACGGCGAGTGCTATTGTTCGGCCGGCCAGCCGGCTGACATCGGCGGCGCTGCAGGCGACTGACACGCTGACGATGGGGAATTTGCTCGATTCTGTCGCACTCCTCCGGCGCAACGCGGTGCCGTTGGTGGACGGGGTTTATAACTGCTATTTGGACCCCGTATCTGCCCGCCAACTATTTTCCGATCCTGATTTCAAACAGCTGTTCCAGGGGGCGACGTCGTCCAATCCGGTTTTTCGCCAGGGGATGGTGAGCGAATTTCTGGGACTGCGATTCATCACGACGACGGAGGCCTATGTTCAGGCGCATCCGACAATTTCCAATCTTTATATTCGCCGGCCGATTGTGTGCGGGCAGGGCGCATTGATTGAAGGGGATTTTGCGGGGATGGCGGCGGACGATGTCGCGCCGAAGGATAGCCTGGTGAACGTGATTGATAACGTGGCGATGGTGACCCGTGAGCCGATTGACCGGCTGCAGCAGATTATTGCGCAGAGCTGGTATTGGATTGGGGGATTCTGTGCGCCATCCGATACCACTACGACGCCGAACACAGTGCCGACGGCCACCAACGCGAATTACAAGCGCGCGGTGATGATTGAGCATATCGGTTAGCGGGGGCGCATTATGTCAACAGGTGCAACCCAGCCGTTTCGGCCGGCTGGTACGGTGACGGCGGCCGCTACGACGGCGCCGGTGAATGTTGGGCTGAATGGCGGCGGTAGCGCTGTGCTGATTTACAACGCGGCGGCTTCGACCGCATTTTTTCGATTGGGTGGTGCCACGAGCCTCACCGTGTCGATAGCCGATACGCCAGTGCCGCCGGGCGCGCGCATGCTGGTGGATGCGGGGCCGTTTGTTACCAACGCCGCGGTGATGCTTGGGAGCGGCTCAGGCAGCGTATATTTTACGCGTGGCGATGGAGATACGTACTAAGTGTCGGGCACCGCGCCTTCCTGTTTCACTGACGGGCAAAAAACCGATATCCGGCGGTTTTGCGGCTACCCTGCCTATGGTGCGAGTGCTGCGGGGTTTAGCTCCTGGCGGTTCTTTCAGGCCTATGGGACATTGGAGTACCGACTAAACAATCTGGCGCCCGCCGAGATTGCCGTGACTTTGCAATACATCTCCACATTGGCGGCCTTGGAAGCGGTGATTCCCACGGCGTCCGACAATCTCGATACCGAGATGGCGGCTGGTTGGACGCATAATGCGCGTGAGGTGGCGGACCGGGTGGCTTTGCTCGATAGTTGGCGCCGCAGGTTATGCGGGTTTCTTGGCATACCGCCGGGACCGGCGCTTGCCGATGCCGGTATAACATTGGTGGTTTAGGATGGATGGCGTTCGACTGGCCGACCGGCTGGCCTATGGGGCTGGCTGCGCGGCGCGGCGCATGGGGTATCTTTGTGATGCGTACCGCCCGAGCGGTTTGGCAGCGCCCATCGACCTCGCCAATCGCTTTCTTCGCCTAGCAGTTGCGCTGACACTGCCTGGCGGCAATGTATCGGCGCCTAGTGGCTTTGGTGTGCCGTTCCGGCAGGCTTTTGCGGATTGGAGCTATTTACGGGTTGGCGACTATTTGGTGGGCCCGGAGGGTACGGCGTTCGTCGCGGCGATTGAGCCGCCCAAGCCGATGCTGGTGATATTGACCAATGACGTGATCACGATTTCGCGGAATGAGGGCGCCGCTTTGCCGGGGTTGAATGACTATGGCGCGATTTTGCCGCGCACGGAAACCGTGCTGCTGGCGGGATTTCCGGCAAGTTTGCTGGCCGGAGGGTTGAGCGACCGGACACGCGCCGGCTTGCCTGATGATACGAAGGTGGCTGGATTTATCGCGATTGTGCCGCGGGTGGAGGGCTTTGATCCTAAGATCGCGGATATGGTTGTTAATGAGCGGCGTGACCAATTCGTTGTGACCTCCGTCGAGAGCTTGCGGGGTATCTATCGGCTTTCCATGACGCCTGTGAGCAGCTGATGGCGGATCAGTCAGACGTTGAGACCGCAATCGCCGCCGTTTTGGCGAATGCATTATATCCGAATGGTCCAGAGGGTTTATCAGAGGCTGGCTATGTATGCCGTGTGTATCGCGGGACGCCGGTCGCATCGGCCTTGAACGCCGATTTGGCATCGGGAGTTGCCAATATATCCATTAACGCGATTGCCGGACGGCAGAAAAATGTCACGCGATATCCGCAAAAATGGGTTGCAACCTCAACTGTGCCTGCGACCCTATCTGTCGCAACTTCCAGCTACTCGGTTTGTATCTCGGGCATTTGTGCGGCGGGCCAGCTTGTGGGGATCGTGATCGACGGTGCTCCGTTTGCTTATGCCGTACAGAGCAATGACAGTCCGGCAACCGTCGCGAGTAACATCGCGGGTCTCTTGAGACAAAATGGCTGGGTTGTTGACTATGCGGGGACGTGCATTTCAATTCCGCAGGCGGTGAAACTTACCGCCCGGGCCGTGAGTGGCGGTACGATGCTGAAAGAGATTAGACGGCAAGTACAAGACTTCGACATTGCACTATGGTGCCCTGACCCAAGGTCGCGTGACATCATTTCAGCACTTGCCGACCGAACACTCGCGACTATTAATTTCATTGTTTTATCGGATGGGTCATCGGGCCGCATGATTTCAGCCGGCAGTGATATATCCAATGCCAATGTGGAGGCGAGTCTGTACCGGCGCGATTTGATCTATAGCGTTGAATATCCAACCACGCTTCAGCAGGGCGTGCCGGGAATGCTGTTTGGTGTAGAGGTTTTGCAGGCCGATGGCATTTCGGTTGAAACTCAAAGTTATTAAGAGAGAAAAATGAATATTCAACTCGTTATAATGAAACCATTTGGGACTTATAAGCGTGGACAAATCGTCTCGGATGGTCCGACGGTTGAGAAGATACTCTCCGGACCGCAGGCGAGCTCCGTGGTTCGGGTAACGGCAAAGGAATCTTGAGCTATGCCGATTGTTCAACAGGGGGCTATCAACACCACGGCCCTGATTGTGCCCGATCTTTATGTTCAGATCGTACCGCCGCAGGTTCTGCTTCTGAACGGCGTTCCGACGGATATCATCGGGATGGTGGGTACCGCCAGCTGGGGGCCGGTGGGTGAGCCGACAATTGTCGGAAACATGTCTGATTATGCTGCCAATTTCGGCCCGGTTATGCCGCGAAAATATGATATGGGAACGCAGGTGGCAACCGCGGTACAGCAAGGTGCGGGCAATTTCGTGTGCGTCCGGGTTACCGATGGCACGGATACGGCAGCCTCACTGACAGTGCTTGGCGGCGTGACTTTTACGGCGATCTATACTGGCAGCTTGGGTAATCAACTGAGCATCATTTTTTCCGCGGGATCGGCCGCGAGTACCTGGCGCGTGACGATTGCCATGCCTGGGCAGACACCCGAGGTGTTCAACAATATAGCCGGTACGGGTGCGGCCTTTTGGTCTAACCTTGCCGATGCGGTTAACAATGGTAATGGACCGCTGCGTGGCCAGTCTCAGCTTGTTGTTGCAACCGATCTATCAGCAGATACGAATCCGATTGCCGGTATTTTCAGCTTTACGTCGGGTACGCCTGGCAGTGATGGTGTGGGAACGATAACAGCCGCCAGCCTTGTTGGTGTTGATACCTTGCCGCGCTTGGGCATGTACGCATTACGCGCGCAGGGTTGTTCGCTCGGACTACTGGCTGACGCGGATGATCCAACGCAGTGGAGTACGCAGACGGCGTTTGGACTCTCAGAGAGCATTTATATGATCCTAACGGGGCCGGCGGGAGACAATATAGCAAATGCCATTACGGTGAAGGCCGAGGCCGGGGTGGATAGCTATGCGGCAAAGTTGATGTTTGGGGATTGGATCTATTGGTCTGACCAAGTGAATGCGATAACCCGGCTGGTGTCGCCGCAGGGGTTTGTCGCCGGCCGTTTGGCCAATCTATCGCCTGAGCAATCGTCTTTGAACAAGCCGCTCTATAGTGTGATTGGTACCCAGAAATCAGGGCAACCAGGCAGCGGGACGGCGACCACCTACGCAAGCGCTGACCTAACGGCGCTGTTCAGTGCAGGGATTGACGTGATATCTAATCCTCAGCCGGGGGGTGCGTATTGGGGTGTACGATGCGGGCACAACTCATCCTCTAATGCCGCCATAAATGGCGATAACTATACGCGACTGACAAATTATATCGCGGCGACGCTGGCGAGCGGCATGGGAGCCTATGTTGGAGAGCTGGTGACAACAACATTGTTTCAGAACATTCGCGCGACCCTACTGTCGTTTCTGAACGGTCTACTGTCGCAGGGTATTTTGGGTCAGACCAGCAATGCATTACCATTTACCGTGGTTTGTGATCTTAGCAATAATCCCGCGAGCCGGACGGCCCTGGGGTATGTGCAGGCTGATGTTCAGGTGCAGTATCAGGCCATAAATGAAAAATTCATTGTCAATGTCCAAGGTGGGCAGACGGTCCAGGTTAGCGTGCAGAATGCTGGAATTGTCAATTAGAGAGGATCGGGGCGATGCCGTATAATACATTCTCTATTGGCAGTGATTGCCAACTAGTGGTCATGGGGCCGTTCGGACGCGTGGACTTTGAACATGTTACAGGATTTGAAGCGCGGCAATTGACCATGTCTGTTCGTGTGGATCGGCTTGATGGCGTACAGCTTGGTGCCGAACTGCCGAAGGGGTGGACAGGGAGTTTTTATCTCGATCGTGGATCATCAGCGGTTGATGATTTTATTGCTCAAATTGAGGCGGCCTATATTGCGGGCCAAACAATCACGGGCGGAACGCTCTATCAATATTTGAATGAGCCGGATGGATCAACATCAACCTATCAATTCAACGGTGTTGTGTTTAAGCTTACCTCATCTGGTGTTTATAAGGGCGACGCACCGGTTGCGCAGAAACTTGATTTCTACGCATCTTCAAGGACGAGTGTGTCTTGAGTTTGATTATTGAAGACGGAATGGGGCGGAGGATTCATCTGAGGCCCATTGGCGTGTTAGAGCAGATGAAACTTTTCAAAATTTTGGGGCCCGAGCTTTCAGTTAATTCTGCTTATATGCATGGTGCCATGATCGCGGCTGCGGTTGAGCAAATTGATGATGTACCGCTTCCATTTCCAGTGGGTGAAACGGCAATTGAAACAACGCTGGCACGGCTGGGATTTGAGACAATCGAACGAATTGGAACCTTTATCAGCTCTTCTCAAACTGAAGAAGACTTTCCAGCCGCGGGAAACTAGCGCGGCACCCTGCCCTACGCGACTGCCTTTATTTGGTGAAGTGTGGGGTGCCGTATGATGTATCATTTAGCCTCACTGGACCGGAGCGATTGGCATTTGTTGTTATAATGGGTGAATTGAACGGCCATGAATTTGATTGGCGGCAGCGGATTTGGCGCGATTAGTGCCGGTGAAGATGGCGTGACGCGGTATTTATTTTAAGCTGAAACTTATCTGGATCAGCTTGTCTATGGCGAGTTGGGAGAGACACATTATGGGAAGCGGCGTAACACTCACGCTTGGTGGTGTTCCCTTCAAAGATATGGAGATTCCGGAGAAAATATCGTTTGGAGGCAAGCAACGGATTTCCGTACAAAATCTGATCGGTGGCGGGCGCGTTGTTACAGCACTCGGAATCGATGACGGGAACATAAAATTCTCCGGCGTATTCTCGGGTCGTGATGCGGTAAGCCGGGTGCAGATACTAGATGCTGCGAGGGCTGCAGGCGCCCAGTTGCCACTTTGTTGGGACGAATTTTTCTATATTGTAGTCATTCAAGAGTTTGCGGTTGAGTACCAGAAGACAAATTTGATACCATTCTCTCTTATATGTATCGTTGTTACTGATCCGATTTCAGAAATTGTTATAGATACAATATCAAGTGCTAATGCGGTTCTTAATGATCTGGAATCAGCATCATCATTTATAAATCAATCTGGTCTAAATTTGTCGAATTTTTCAAATGCAAATCAAACAGCGTTATCTTCCGTTATGAGCCAGATCGGGACTTCGATCTTGGATACAGATAATAATTTGAGCGTGCTCAATTCTCAAATTAATACCGTCGGAGACCCATTTTCTGGCGCCTTCGCAGTACAGAGTTTGAATACAAATGCCGGTCAGCTCGCGGCACTTGTACAAATGAGTGGCTTCACAAATCGAGCAAGTGCCAATCAGGTTTTGGGCTGAAGATGACTCTACAAATTATAACGGTATCGGGAGGCAATCTATTCGCGATTGCGGCGCGCTATCTGAATGATGCTACGCAGTGGATAAGAATCGCTCAACTAAATGACATCTCTGACCCCGTTCTTCGAGGCGTTGTCAGCTTGACACTTCCGCCGACAAATTCAAATGCAGGAGGTGGTGTTGCCTCTTGACTCAGTACAAATCCGTGTATCAGTTGGCGGTTTTGCCATACCAGGTCTTGCCGAGTTTGCTATTCGGCAAGTGGGATATTTTTCGGCTTCCCGCTTTCAAGCGAGTTTCGCAATATCGGTATCAGAAAATTCAAGTATAGGGTATTTTTTGGCGCTGTCCGGTCAGCAGGTCATGATCGAGATTGCGGCCGGCTTGTCAGGTTACAATACGCTGATCATAGGTCTTGTAGAGCTTATTGAAATTGATTTATCTACGAATTTAGCCACTCTTGCCGGGAGGGATCTGACCGCAGCATTGATTGATACAGAGATCTCCACGACCTACGAAAATCAAACGGCGAGCGAGATTGTACAAACGATTGCCGAACGACATCAGTTAACGCCGGCGATCAGCGAGACGCCGGGACTTGTTGGGCAGTATTACGAGCTTGATTATGTTAAGACAATATTGAGTGCACAAACACGTGGCGGCACCGAGTGGAACCTTCTGATTGCCCTTGCGCAGCTACAAGATGCTTATGTATGGATAAGTGGGACGACTCTTCACTTCGGAAACTTCAAACCTGAAGCTGTAGAAAATTTTGACATAGGAAATTTTAGCTCTCTCAAATTCGATAATATTAATGGACAGCCAACGGGGGTGACAGTTCGATCCTGGAACTCAAAAGAGAAGGTGGTGGTAAATTCAACAGCCGGAAATGGTATCATGAGTACGATCGTGAGGCCAAATCTCACCCAATTTCAGGCCGATAAAGTCTCTCAAAGTCATTTAAATTTTATTCAGCAGCATGGAACAATCATGACCGCTACGATGCCAATTGAGACGACCTTAATGCCAGGTATAAACATCAATTTCTCTGGTACGGAAACCTCCTTAGATCAAACATATATTGTGTCGTCGGTTATACGGTCGCTGACAGGTAATGGAAAACTGATACAGAATATTCGCGCATTTGCTGCGACTGTTGATTAGGATATATTTTGTGGATCAATTTTGGAATTTGGTCAAGGAACGTTCAGCTTCCCTAGATGGCCGTAGTGGTGTGGTCCGATTTGGATTGGTTGCCAGTTTCGACCCATCGGCCTACGCGGCGCGGGTCATGATGCAGCCAGAGAATGTCCTAAGCGGATGGTTGCCTGTCATGACAATCTGGATGGGAAATGGATGGGGAATGGCGGCTCCGCTAGTGCCGGGGACACAGGTTGTTGTTGTACCGCAAGAGGGCGATGCGGAGCATGGCATTATCATTGGTGCCACCTGGTCCAATGTGGATCGCCCTTTGGGGGCACCCGCGGGCGAGCTATGGATTCAACATGAAAACGGAAATTTTCTCAAATTAATGAATGATGGTACGATTTCTCTCAGCGCCCCGACAGTGAAAATCTCTGGGAACCTTGTTGTAACCGGTGATATTTCCGACCAGGGCGGAAGTCATGGCACGGTTGCTATGTTCAGATCCGATTATGATCAACATGTTCATAGCATGCCGCAAGGGGGGGTTACGGGCTTAGCTTCGGAGACCTTGTGATGGCCGATTTATCCATGGAATACGGGGCAGATTTGAATATCGGTCCGACGGGAGATCTGTTGCTGACGGATGTGCCGGAACTCACAGAGCAACGTGTTCTACGGCGGCTCCTGACCAATCAAGGCGATTATATTTGGCATCTGACATATGGCGCGGGTCTCGGACAATTTGTCGGTCAGCCTGGCGCATCAGCGGCGATTGCTGCGGTCGCACGCTCGCAGATGAGCTTGGAGGCTTCTGTTGCGTTGACGCCGGCGCCGTCGGTCATCGCGAGCGTCAATGCTGATAGTTCGGTGTCCTTGGCGATAGGTTATACTGATTCGACGACAGGATCCACGGCAGTCGTCACATTCTCGATGTAGGTGGTTATGAATCTCTCTCTCCAGAATTTTCAGACGATGATGCAGACGATGGCGGCATCTGTTCAGGGCGCTGCATCTAGCCTGATTGACTTGACCGTGGGCTCAGTATTGCGGGCTTTGCTCGAGGCAAATGCGTCTATCGCATTATGGCTTCAATGGCTCATTGTTCAGGTGCTCTCAGCAACAAGGCTGGCAACCAGTACGGGGACAGATGTTGATAGTTTTGGCGCGGATTTTGGGTTCTCGAGGCTGCCTGCTGTTGCGGCATCTGGGCAGGTAACGTTCTCGCGTTTTACGCCGTCTGTTGCGGGGCTTGTGCCGGTTGGTGCAAGCGTATCGACATCGGCGAATGGTCAAAGCTTCTCAGTGGTGAGCGATTTGACGAATGCGAGTTACTCCATTTCACAAAATGGCTATGTAGTTACGCCTGGGATCGCAAGTATGAATGTACCAGTGGTTGCCAGTGTGGCAGGTATTTCCGGCAATGTGCAGCCAGGCGCGATTTCTATGCTGACGTCGGCACTACCGGGAATTGATACTGTCACAAACGCTTTGGCGATGGCGGGCGGTATCGATGCAGAGACGGATTCGGCGTTTAGGGCAAGATTTAGTAATTACCTGGGAAGTTTGTCGCGGGCGACCACGGGTGCGATCGGCTCTTCAATCTCCGCAATTCAACAAGGTCTAAGCTACACGATCAGTGAAAATTTGGCCCAGACGGGTACGACGCAGCTGGGCCATTTTGTCGTCACGGTGGATGATGGATCAGGCTCGCCTACGCCGAATTTGCTTGCAACTGTTCAACAAGCCGTCGAGGCGGTGCGTCCCGTTGGTACGAGTTATGCCGTGCAAGGGCCTGTCGTTCAACCGGCAAATATCGAGGTTACGATCATAACGGCGGCAGGAACCTCGCATACCAGCGCGGTGACGGCTGTAGAAAACGCCTTTGAGAGCTATATTGCGGGTCTCGCAATGGGGACAACCCTGTATTATACGCGCCTCGCGCAACTCGCCTACGACGCCTCAAGTTCGGTCATTGGTCTGTCGGGATTGCTTCTAAACGGCGCGACAGGCGATTTGGTGCCGCCATTGTTTGGTGTTGTGCGTTCCGGTACGATGACGGTTTCGTGACGTGGTGGGCGATACGAATGATTTTCTGTCGCGGTTGAAGATGGTGTTGCCGACCGGGTGGTTTGCGGATACCACCCCGGTGCTGGACGCTGTTTTGACCGGGTTTGCTGGTGTATGGAGCCAAATTTTTTCGCTTATTGGTTTTGTGAAGGCACAATCGCGTATTGCGACCGCGGCGGGCATATTTCTAGACATAGCGGCAGTTGATTATTTGGGAGTGGCACTGCCGCGTCGCTCTGCTGAGTCGGATAGCTCCTATAGTTTGCGGATTCGGCGTAATCTCCTCACGCCGAAGGCAACACGCGCAAGTGTTGTACAGGCGATCGTTAATCTGACAGGCCGGCCACCGAATATTTTTGAGCCGCTGAATCCTACAGATACAGGCGGCTATAACTCTTTGATGGGTTATAATTCAGTTGGTGGATATGGTTCGTTTAATCTGCCGTATCAGTTCTTTGTAACCGCGTATCGGCCTAATGATATGCCGATAAACAATACCGGTGCCTATTGTATCGGGCCTGGCGGCTATGGTGCGGCACCGATGTCATTTTCAAGCGTGCAAGAGTTTACCGGGACTGTCACGGATGCCGATATATATGCGGCAATTTCTTCTGTTCTGCCGGTTTCAACGATCGCTTGGACGAATATCTCAAACTAGGGACATATTATGGATCGCAATATTGTTTATCCGGGGAGCATACCTCTGGATACGGATATTCTATATCCTAACCGTAACGCGATGGTGGCCATTGCGGCGCTGACGGCGGCGACCTTGGGATCAACGACGATTGCTGATGGTCTCGCGTGCACGCCAACCTCACCGGCGTCGTTGACGGTGAATGTGGGGCCTGGGAGCATCACTTTGTTGTCTCCGGTTGATGCCACGGCCTATGGCTCGCTGGCCGCAGACTTGACCGACCAGATCGTCAAGACGGGTATTAATTTGCAGAGTACGCCATTTGCGCTCACCGCGCCGGCAAGTTCAGGCCAGTCGATCAACTATCTGATCGAAGCGGCGTTTTCGGAGACGGATACGGATCCTCTGGTGTTGCCTTATGTGAATGCGGCAAATCCGAGCCAGCCTTATTCGGGACCGGCGAATAGTGGTACCGCACAGAATACGATGCGCATTGCCCGGGCGCAGCTACAGGTGAAGCCGGGCGCGGCTGCCCCGGCTGGCTCCCAGACAACGCCCGCGGTCGATAGCGGCTGGGTCGGGCTATATGTTGTGACGGTCAATTATGGGCAGTCGGCGATTACATCGGCGAACATTGCGACCGCGGCGGGGGCGCCATTTATTTCTTACAAGCTGCCATCGTTGCGGCCAGGTTTTTCAGCGATGCAGGTGTTTACTTCATCCGGGACGTTTACGGTGCCCAGCAATGTCAGCCTTGTCCGAGTGACCGCGAAAGGCGGTGGCGGGTCCGGCGGTTATCACAGCACGATGCCGAGTGGCGGCGGGGGGGCTGGGGCCACGGCCATTGGTGTCATCAGCGGACTCGTTGCGGGGCAGGTGATTGAAATCGGGGTTGGTGCGGGGGGTACCGTGCTGACCTCGCCGGCGACGGGTAATTCTGGCGGGACGTCCAGTTTTGGCAGCTACATGTCGGCTGCTGGCGGGCTTGGCGGTGGGGGTGGTACTGTGGCGCAATTCGCCATGGCCGGTGGTGCTGGCGGCACCGCCTCGGGCGGGCAAATCAATATGGCGGGTTCACAGGGTGGTGACGGTATTGTTGTCGCTTGCCGGGGCGGCGATGGCGGCGGCCCCGGCAACGGACGTGGTGCCAGCGGGCCGGAGCCTGGGGTGAGTGGTGCCGGTTACGGAGGAGGCGGTGGTGGTGGTGGCTGTTCAACGGGCGGCAGCCCCACAGGCCAGCCCGGCGGCGCTGGCGCGCCAGGGTTCGTGATGATCGAATACTGAGGAGCTGGAGCGATGACGACACCGGCCAGCCATGTTTGGCTCCCCTCCAACGCGCGCTATGCGCAGATTGATGGATTTGTTCCCACGCCGCGCGGGCCGCAAATTCCTCCACCGCGGTCTTTGATATGGCCGGTGAAAGATCCCGGCGATACGCTGGACTATGTGTTTGATATCTCGCCGGCACTCACGGCTAATCCTGGTGACACGATCAGCACGTTGGATGTGGCTATTTCGCCGGATAACCCCGGCGATGTGAGCCTGGTATCTGCGACCGCGGATGGTCCACGGGCGGTGCTCTGGTTGGCGGCCGGGCAGCCCGGTACGAACTACACGGTCACCATTACGATCACGACCACGGGCGGGCGGGTGCTCTCGCGGAGCATCGCGCTGCCGGTGGTCGCCCTGGCAATGGTGCCCGCGCCCGCGAGCGCACTGACGACGCCGGGCGGGCAGCCTCTGACGGACCCGACCGGAACGCCTCTGACAACGATTTGAGGGTATTGCCGCATGCCGACCATCGGACAATTGCCGCCGGCGAGCTCGGTCTCGGATACCGACGAGCTGGCTATTTTTCAGAACGATCAGACGCTATCGGCGACTCGCGCGCTGCTTTTGGCCGGCGTGCAGACGGCGATTACGCTGCCGCAAAATACGCTGCTTGGAGGCGTTGGACCGGGGACGACAACGCCCGTGCCGATCACCATTGGGGCCAATCTGGCGATCTCGGGGAGTACGTTGTCGGCGACGGCGGCGCCGTTCGAGATTCCCGCATTGGCCACGGGGTCACCGCCGGGCGCATCTGATATTGTGCCGATTGGCCAAGCTGGTGCCGATGTGGGCGTTTCCTATGCCAATTTTCTGGGCGCCATGGGGGGCGTGCCGGGTTTGCCGGGTGGCGCGCTGACGGCGACGGCGAGTGGCGGCACAGTTGCGAGGACGATCGCGGCACTTGCGGCCAACGCGATTTCGATTGAGGATTTTGGTGCCAAGGGGGATGGCGTTACCGATGATAGTGCGGCGCTACTGGCCGCGATCGCCAGCGGCCAGCCGGTAAGGCTAGCAGCCAAAACCTATGCGATTGCCGGGGAATGCGATATATCGGGCGCGGTGTGCACACTCCTTGGTGTGCCAGGGCTGACAACGATCACGCGTCCTGCGCAATCACGGATCGGCAACTCCAATGTGGCCGCATGGATCAGCGTATCATCTACGAATTTTGTAGCTGATGGGATTATTTTTGACGCAAACGCATCAATCACGCAGAATACCTGCGCGGTTCTGGTACAAGCGTCTTGTGTTAAATCCATCATCAGCAGGAATGTCTTTAAGAATGCCGGAGGGTCATCAAATGGCTCGGGTCTCACCTATGCGAGCAGTGATCCGGCGATAACGCAGCATAGTATTTTTGCCTGTGTGTTCAGTAACAACGCCCAGCATGGGCTGTACGTACAGGCACTCGATGCGGTAAGCGTCGAAAATTGCAAGGCACATGATAATCTTGGAAACGGCTTTCATATTAATAACGAGGATCCGAATTTTGTATTGAAAATTCGGGAACTTCAGATCGTCGGGAACACATGCTGGAATAATGTCTGTGGCATTTTGGTTGGTAATTTCAACGAAACAAATCTAAACACCAGTTCGATCAGTTATGGCAATAGCAACCCGGACGTATTGGGTGCTGTTGTCGCTGGCAATAATTGCTACAGTAATCAAAACTATGGAATATATATATCTGGACGGAATAT